CTTTGCGCCGTCTTTGCCCGGCGTCCCAGTCTCTCCGCGTGACGGCTTGCCGGTGTCGGTCGGGCCGATATACCAGTTGCCATTGTCGCCGATCGTCGGTGTGATGCCGCCACTTGCAACCTTATCCTTCACATATTCCACAGTCGCAGCCGCATTGGTGTCCGTGTCCGTCGGCGTTTTCACGCCAGTAAGCTTTGTGGGTTGCCCCTCATTAACGTCAGAAATATCAAGTGCAAAGTTATTGCCGTCTTTGGACGGGGACAGACCCACGCCGATACCAACAGTTTCAGTTGCAGGTGTCAGCGTTACGTAGCCCTTAAACTGAGGGCTGTCAGTACCAGATGCGCCGATGTTCTTTCGTGCCTGACCCTGCTGCGGGTTAGTCAGCGTCTGCGCAGTATACAGAACAGCATCGGCAGTGCCGCCACCCGCTGATACTCCGGTATCTGTATCGCCGAGATACCAGTTGCCATTGTCGCCGATCGTCGGTGTGATGCCGTCCGCACCAGCAGCTCCCGGTTTGCCGTCCGCGCCATCTTTACCGTTCGTTCCGTCCTTGCCATTCGAGCCGTCAGCGCCCTTCGCTCCGTCTTTTACTACGAACTCATGCGAACCTTTTGCGTCCGTAATGGTCACTTTCGTGCCACCGGTTGTGGCAGCGGTCGATACTGTAGGCGATACGCCGTCCTTACCGTTCGACCCGTCAGCTCCGTCTTTTCCCTGCGCACCATCTGCGCCATCCTCGACCGTGGCAATGGCCGCTCCGTCCACGCTGATTGTTGTTGTCTTGCCGGACTTGGTGGCCGTTACTACCGGGCTGTGGCCGTCCTTGCCGGGATCACCCTTTGTGCCTTCGATCACGACAAGCGGCGTGTCAACCGCTGCGGCTACCTCTTCTCCAAACACATCGAGGATCTCGGCTTCGATTCTGTCGCTCATTCCATCAGCTCCTCGTCCGTGCAGTCCAGCACTTTGATTTTCGGGTTTTTCTTCGGCTTCAGGATGTTGCCCGCGCCCTTGAAGTTGCAGGTGATCTCAAGCTCCGCCTGCCCCACGTCGAGGGACAGCGTGTCTTCCTGCGTCAGCGTCAGCAGGAACCGGTCATTTGCGTTGTCGTACTGCACCGCATCCGGCCACGTCTTGCGCACACTGTCGCCGAGCTTGAACGCGATCTCATCCACATTACCAAGCGGAAACACGTTCATATCGTTGAACTTCACACGCACGGGGATGATTTTTGCTTCACCGCGTTTGATGTATGCCATTGCTTTTCACCTCATTATGAAACGAAGTATGTGCCGTGAACGGAAATTCCGGCATTGTCTGCCGTAACATCATCGGGGAGTACAACGCAGAGCGCGCGCTCGTTCGATGCCAGCAGCGTCGTAAACACCGGCGCACTCACGTACTTCGTTGTACCTGCCGATTTGTAAGTCACATACGCGCTGTAGCAGCCAAGATCTGTGAAGCCATACCCGCCTGTGCCGGACGCGGTAATATATACGTGCTTTCTCTCAACGTCCGCATCTGACAATCTGAGGAACTTCGCGCCGAACAACACAGCCCCGAGCCCGACCACAAATTTGCACCAATGCGTGGAGAGCGTGCACGCAGTGGACGTGGCCGAGAATGTCAGCTCGTCACTCGGAATGTCCTCCTGCAGCGCACCGCTCGTAAAATGGCTTTTCTGGATCGCACCGCTTTTGATCTTCTCGCTCGTCACTGCTTCCTCTGCGATCTTCTCCGTTGTGATCGACGCATCCGCAATGCCGCCCTGCGACACGCCAGCAATCTGGCTCTGCACGTTCTCGATCGCATCCTGCACGTTATCAGCGTTGACCGCGGTCGTCTTTTCAAAGCCGACGTTTCTTGCCGCCGTCGCAAGCCCCAGCTCCTGAATCAATCTCTTGAGTGCTCCCATCACTGTTTTTGCGTCCGCGTCAAACTGCGCTTTGAGCGCCGCGGCCCTCATCCGCTCGATGCGGTTCGGGTAATTGCTCAGCTTCGAGATCGTGCCGAGCACATCATCAGGAATTGTAAACGCCATTTGTGACCTCCTTTACTTCCCGCCCGGTCTGTGGGCAGTCCGCGTTCCTGCATGCGTAAATCGCTACGCCGTTCTCGTCGCGACGCAGCAGCACCATTTCAATGCCGCACGTTTTGCACGTCACATCATCACGCCCCCTTCGTCCTGCGGCGGCAGGTAGCTCTCCGGCACAAGGCCACCCGTCAGTGCGAGTCCTCCCTCTGTCGCTGCCTGCTGTGGCGTTTCAAACTGCTGGCGCCAGCCGTCGATGATCTCCTGCTTCTGTGGGATGTCCAGCACCTCCAGCTCCGCCGCCAGCACCTTGTAGTTCTGCGCGGTCACATTCATGGCCGCCAGCCCTTCCAACGCCTTAAGTGTCGCCTGCTTGCTGTGCACGATTCCGTCGCCTGCCGAAACGATCACGTCCACGCGCGGCCAGTAGTCATACTCTTCGCGCACGATCTGCCCGCTCACGCTGTCCACGATCGCCGGCATCGTCTCCGTGTAGTTCCCGGACAGATAGTCAAAGCTCACGTCTGGCTCGTCTTTTTTCTTCGAGCCAATATAGATGTGGCGCGTCGTATCGTAAAACTCCTGTACACTCCAGTCGATCAGCTCGTACAGCCGCTCGAATCCTGCCGTTCGGTCCGCGGTCTTAATGTTGGCCTGCTCTTCCGCGTCCGAGCGCAGCATGGCCAGCGCCGTGGCCGTCGTCTGCCGCGTCGTCTCCTTGCCCTGGCTGCTGTCAAAGTTCCGGTTCGTGCGCTGGATCTGCTCCGTGATCCACGCCACGCTGTCCGCCGCGTTGCGCAGCGGCTGCAGTCCTCCGAGCCGCTGCACGCCGCTCAGCCGCCCATCGCGCACGACGATCTCGCCGCCTGGGCGGTTGTCCAGTTCCGTACCCTCTGCCAGCGCATTTTCCTCGCGCACGATTACGTCGTTGGACATCATCGCGTCATTTAACTGCGCCATGGCGAGCTTCCTGTCGCCCATGTCGATCAGGTCCATGATCGCAAACAGTTCCGATTTGTTGTAAAACTGGTTCTCGTCCCGGATACGCCAGTAGTGCACGAACGGGAACAGGTGGTTCTGCCGGCAGGTGTTCTCCCAATAGTTCGGGATGTATTTCACTTCGTGACCACCCACAATGATGGAACAGGCGACCGCCCCTGCCGGCACGCGCACACCGTTTTCCTCCGTCTCCTTCGGCTGCTTGAACCAGTGCTCGAGCACCGTCACCGTGTCGTCGTCCTCATTGATGGAGGTCGACAGGTCGAACAGGTTCAGATCCTGCGCATAGTCGTTTGACAGGATGTGTTCCGGCTCCATGCCCAGCTCCTCGATCGCCTTGCCGTACTGCTGCACAAACGCAACCTTGTGCATCCGGTACAGGTGGAACACATACTGCCCCGCCTGCAGGCCGCGTTCTCTTGCCGCCGGGTCAGGATAAACGCTCTCGACCGGCACATCATCCACGCGGATGTCGCCCTCGTTGACGCCAGTCATCATCGTCGGATCCCAGAACACTTTCCAGAACGCGTCCCCCAGCTTGATCAGCCTGCGCTCGTTCGCCGTGTTTTTGTCCTTCAGCCGGTTGTTGTCGCACACGAACCGCGCCGCGTATTCACGCTCCTTCGCCTTCTGCGGGTCCATGCCGTCGTCACGCCCGCGAAACTCCGGCTCCGGCACCGTCGCGCAGATCTGGCTTTCCACGTGAATAAACGCATCCGGCATCACCGACGGCGCAAACGGCA